CTTGTCGATCTTGTGGATGATGCTGTGAAGTACAGGCATTGCGATTACCTCGGGTGCGCGCCGCCCTCCGTAGCTGGATGCAGCGATAGTTGATGTGGTGGCTAATTGCAATTACGATCGTGCCCCTCTAAAAGGAGCTACTCGATGTTTCCAAGATACTTCGGCTGGATTTCGGTGCTGGGCATTCTTGCTGCATTGGCAGTCTTCGTAACAAGCGGCCTGCAGGTGTTTGCTGGTTCGGCTCCGGCAACGGATCTAGTACGCCCTATCATTGCTGCCGTTGCACTTGGTTGGATGTTCACTCAGTCGACAAAGGTCTGAACCTGAACTAGACGGCTTTACTCTCATTCGCGATGGCATCCGGATGCAGCAAGTAGGGCGGGTTATGCTTCGCCGTCTTCTTCGGCGTTCATCTGGAGCGATTCGGCAAAGCCTGCTTGCCGTAATTTGCGCGCCACGCTTTGCGGTACTTCGATTTGGTGGCGCGGAATTTCGAAGAGCGGCGCGGAGCCGTCGGGGCCAAGCGAGTGGGCATATGCGATCAGTCGCCAGATGGTGTTTCGGTCCTTTGACTCGCCCAGGGCAGCGGTGATGGTCGCTAAGTCACGCCACTTTTGCAGTTGACGGATGCCAGTCGGACCAGCCGACCATAGGGGCTTTTGTCTTTGGGTTGATAACCGGCTTACCCTCGGCATCTGTCAGTACGGCCTTTGCCCTGATCCGCAGGTTTCGGCAGGGGCCAGCCTTCCTGGCCAGCTCTATGAACTGCTGCGCGTACTGAGGCGCGTCGAACAGCTGGCTGAGCTGCTTTACTTTCTCGCCGTCGAAGATGGCCGCAGCCTGCTTTTCCACGGCCTCGTTCCACTCAGCGAGTGTCAGTTCCAGGGGGGGGCGCCAGGCCTTCCGCTTGGTCTGGTGGTCTTGGTGATCTTCCTGGCCTCAGCCAGCGCTACGTCGGCTGTCATGCCGAAGACTGCAAAGGTGCTCATTGGTTATCTCCGTGCAGCCTCTGGCCTCGCCAGGGTGGCGTGATTGTTTGAAGTGGGGTATTTGTGTTTCCGCCCAAAATGAGGTCGAGCAGGGGGAGTGATATGGCTTGCGATGAATGCGAGGCGCTCAGGGGGCCAGGCGGAGAGGGCTACCCATATCCGCATTGGCATTTGACCGAGCTCGATAGCTCAACCGTCAATTCCAGCGGACACTCGAAGATAATCATCACGAACTATCGATGTACTGTGTGCCAAACATCATGGGTGCATACGGATGATCGAAGCGACAGATTCAAATTCTGGGTTATGGAACTGTAAGTGCAATAGGTGAGGGCGGGTCAGGCGCGTCGGACTTTGAAACCCAGCATCGCCTTAATGTTATGGCAGTAGTCCTGAAGCCGCTCATAGGCCTTGTACTTGGCCTGGCCTCGGGTGCCGCCCATACCCAGACCACGTCTTCTCTGGCCTCTTTGTTCCAGCTGAGATCATCCCAGTCATGGTTGAACGGCAGGACCAACCACTCTTTGAGCGGCAGGGTCTCGGCAATATCGCCGTACTGCATTTCCCAGGTGGGGTGAAAGTTGCGAATGCGTTTCTTCGGATCGCTATCGAGGATTACGCCGATGTAGTGGCCACGGTCGGCCATGATCACGCCGGGCTTACCGTTGGCGGTCACTCGGCGCCCGACCTCGGCCGGCACGTTGTAATGCTGGCGAACGTATTCGCAGTTGTAGTTGCTCATGCTTTTCTCCTTGGGTGAGCCGCCCTCATCGGGGTGGCGCGCGTCAAGAAGGGTGGACTACGCTACTTTGGCCAAATAGGCATATGGACTACTTCAGGGGAAATCATGGACGCGTTGAGAGCAGAGTTTGCGAGGGCAATCGAAGAGGCCATCCAGGAGTGCCATAGGATCAAGTACAACCCGATCATATGGGAAAGGATGAACAGACAGCATGGGCCAGTCGAAGCGGCCATCAAGCTTGTAACCTCAGGCGATTTCCAGACGGGTCTCAAGCGATTACTTGCAGAGAATCGACCTGAACTGACGGTTGAGTCGCACGTGTTGCAGTCAAGATTCTCGGCCCTATTTGATAACCGATTGAAAGAGCTTGCCCAGTGGCGCCTGGACCACGCACTTCGGTAGCGCCGGATGGTCAGGCCAAGTCTGCGAGAGGCAGCGTAACCTGGGTTTGATCGACCGCTCCAGCAGGGCGAATGGTGTTGAATCCTGCCTCTACCGCCGACAGGGCCTCGATCCAATGGCTTTCGCGCTGAGTGATGTAGGCCGCTCGATTGGTACAAGCCTCCGGATAGGCGATCACCTCGATCACTGAGAATTCCCAGTCGGTGATGTCGGTGTTGCCCAGCGCTGAGTGAAACTTGCAGCTGGTTGGGTTGCTCAGGTGCTGCCACCAGCGCAGCGTGAACGGCTGGGTGGTTTGGCCGACATAAACACGCCCAGTGGACTTCTGCCGGACCTGGTAGATAACCGCTGGTGCCCGGCCTTCGTTAACCAAGCGGAACTCCTGAACATCTCGAAACCGCGCCGCCTGCTTGCAGGCCTCCGTACAGTAGTCATGGCTGGTGGTTTCGGTGTTCGGGTCGTTGTACTTGTCAATCAGCTTGAACACAGCGCCGCACTCCTTGCAGGCCGTGTCCTCGAAGCGGCGCAGCAGGTATCGTTGCCACTTCAGATAGGGAGGTGCGATGTGGTCGTACACGGAGTTGAATACAAGTTTTTTACCGCCTCACACGTAACCAAAGGGCATGACGGCTTAGGGCTTGAGTGCTGGCGCGGCGACGATATGGTCTTTGAGGTATTCAGGAATGACGAAACGCTGCGTTTTGAAGTAACCCTGTTCGAACAGGATGTTCCTTTAGAGCTGCTTGAGTACGCCGTCCCAACTGCTCGTAAAAGCCTGGGTGAGTTTGTGCCGTAGAACCTGTCCTTGGCCACTACAAATCAACACTGTTCAGCAAGGGATCCGTTGAGCCTGGTGAATTTTCCGGACCAGCCGTACTGACGATATCTCCACCTTAGTTGAGCATATTTTTATGCTTGGCTTCCGTCTGGCTTCTTGTCGATCTTGTGGATGATGCTGTGA